TAACGTCTCCGAACTATATTCTTCAGATTTATGTAAATCTTCAAATAACGTCTCTGGACTATATTCTTCAGATTTATGCAAATCTTCAAATAACGTCTCCGAACTATATTCTTCAGATTTATGCAAATCTTCAAATAACGTCTCCGAACTATATTCTTCAGATTTATGCAAATCTTCAAATAACGTCTCCGAACTATATTCTTCAGATTTATGTAAATCTTCAAATAACGTCCTTCGACTATATTTCAAAATAACAAACAAAGAAGAAAATCATCATGGATTCCAGTATCATGATGGTTTGAATATATTAAAAGAAAAATTCAATGATGATTCAACAGCTTCTTGTGTTGCTGGTGGTCTTTATTTCACTGATATCAAAAATATTTTTGAATTTTTATCTTACGGCATTTATTTGAGGGAAATTACGTTGCCAACAGATGATCCCGATTTTAAAATAGTTAGAGACAAACACAACAAATGGAGAGCAAATAAAATTATTTTAGGAAAGAGGTATAATTTATGTGATGTTTCGACATTTGAATATTTAATGAATCAGAGAGCTAATATTTCTGGTATGATACCATACCTAATGGAATGGGCATCGGAAAATAATTATTGGGAAGTAGTTAAATTTTTGATTTCCAATGGTGCTGATATTTGTTATTATAAAAATTATATTATGTGGTTGGCATCGGAAACAGGAAATTTGCAAATGGTTCAATTTTCAATTTCAAATAATGCCAATATTCATACTAGAAATGATACTGCAATAAAATTAGCATCCGAAAATGGGCATTTGGACATTGTAAAACTTTTAATTGAACATGGAGCTAATATTCATGCCGAAAATGATTATGCTTTGAGATTAGCATCGGCAAATGGTCATTTACCCATTGTAAAACTTTTGATTGAACATGGTGCTGATATTTATGTCGAAAATGATTATGCTTTGAGATTAGCATCGGCAAATGGTCATTTACCCATTGTAAAACTTTTGATTGAACATGGAGCTAATATTCATGCCGAAAATGATTATGCTTTGAGATTAGCATCGGCAAATGGTCATTTACCCATTGTAAAACTTTTGATTGAACATGGTGCTGATATTTATGTCGATAATAATTTTGCATTGATGTACGCATCAAAGAATGGGTATTTAGATATTATCAAAATTTTGATTGAACATGGTGCCGATATTAAATTGAAAAATAATTATGCATTGCGCATGGCATCAAAAAATGGTCATCTAGGAGTTGTAGAATATTTAATTTCTAAAAAAGCAAATATTCATGCCGGTAATGATTATGCTGTAAAACATGCGGCACGAAATGGTCATTTATCCATTGTAAAAATGTTGATTGAAAATGGTGCCGATGTACATGTCGAAAATGATTATGCTATCAAGTGGGCATCAAAAAAAGGTTATTATAATGTTGTAAAGTTAATCAACGAAGCTGGTTAATTTAATTATAAATTTTTTAATAGAAAATAGTGTTATTATTTATTAAAAAAAATTGATAAATAATTTACTTAGTATTCCAAATAATTATTTGTTTTATTAAATCAATATTTGATTCATTAAAATGAATTCCAACAAATTATATTTCAAAATTACAAACGGATGCGAAAATCATCGTGGATTCCAGTATCATGATGGTTTGAATGTATTAAACAGCGAATTCAACGATAATCCAAGAGATTCCTGTGTTCCTGGAGGTCTTTATTTTACCGATATTGAACATATTTTAGAATTTTTGGAATATGGTATTTATTTGAGGGAAGTTACATTACCAATAGATGATCCCGATTTCAAAATGGTTCGAGATAAAAATAATAAATGGAGAGCAAATAAAATTATTTTAGGAAATAGATATCATTTAGCTAATGTAGAAACATTTCAATATTTAATAGATCAAGGAGCCGATATTCATATCGCTAATGGTTATGCAATAAGGTGGGCATCAAAACATGATTATTGGAAAATTGTTAAATTTCTAATTTCCAAAGGGGTTAATATTCATGTTGATGACGATTATGTAATAAGAAGGGCATCAGTGTATGGGCATTCAAAAATTGTTAAATTTTTAATTTCGAAAGGGGCGGATATTCATGCAGCAAATAATTATGCACTAAGATACGCATTCGAAAATGGACATTCAGAAACTATTAGAATTTTAATTACACATGATATCGATATTATCACTGGTAAGAATATTGCCGATAAATCATCAATAACAAATAATCGCTTGAAGGTCATTCAAAATTTATTTTTGGTTAATCCTATTCTGATCAATTGTAATGCTATATTACGATGGGCATCTGAAAATGGGCATTTGGAAATTATTCAATTTTTAATTACAAGAGGAGCCAATATTCATAAAAATAATAATTATGCACCGCGACTAGCGTCAGAAAATGGGCATTTAGAAACTGTTCAATTTTTAATTTCCAAAGGAGCCGATATTCATGCTGATAATGATTATGCGATAAGATTAGCGTCAAAAAATGGACATTTGAAAGTTGTCAGGTTTTTGGCCGAACATAAAGCCGATATTCACGCTAATGATGATTGTGCTGTCAGATTAGCATCAAAAAATGGACATTTGGATATTGTCAAGTATTTAATTAAACGTGGTGCTAATATTCATGCTAGAAAGGATTATGCTGAAAAATGGGCATCAGATAATGGACATTTGGATATTGTAAAATTAATTAATGAAACTAATTAACAAGGTAAAAAATTGATAAATTATTAACTTAATTCAAACGAATTAAATTAATAATTATTTTTACAATGGATTCCCAATTATATTTCAAAATAACATGATGGTTTAAATGTATTAAAAGAGGAATTTAATGATGATCCAGATGCTTCATGTGTATCTGGTGGTCAAAGATAAAAATAATAAATGGAGAGCGAATAAATTAATTTTAGGAAAAAAACGTAATTTAGCCGATGTCTCTACATTTGAATATTTGATAACTCTTGGGGCCAAAATTTGTATGGATGATGATGATGATTTTGTAATAGGATGGGCATCAGAAAATAATCATTCGCATGTTATAAAATTTTTGATGAAACATGGTGCTAATATTGATATCAACAATAATTTTATTGTAAAGTAATCATAAAAAGTGACCACCTTTAAAAAATTAAAAAATTAAAAAATTGATAAATTATTGGTTTGATTTATCAAAATTAAATCAATAATTATTATCAAAATGAATTCTGATAAATCTTCGAATAACGTATCCAGATTATATTTCAAAATAACAAATGCAGAAGAAAATCATCATGGATTCCAATATTATGATGGTTTGAATATATTAATAGCTCCATTTAATGACAATCCTAAAGCCAGTTGTGTTTCAGGCGGGTTTTATTTTACCGATATTCATCATATTCTTGAATTTTTAAGATATGGTATTTATTTGAGAGAAATCACGTTGCCAATAAATGATCCTGATTTTAAAATAGTTAAAGATGAAAATAATAAATGGAGAGCAAATAAAATTATTCTAGGAAAAAAATACAATTTGGCTGATGCTTCTACGTTTGAATATCTAATAAACCAAGGTGCTGATATTCATTCCAATAATAATTGTTTGATGAAATGGGCAATATCAAATGAATATTTAAAAATTATCCAATTTTTAATTTCTAAAGGAATAGATATTCATGCCAATAATAACTATGCACTAAGATACGCATCCGAAGAGGGCATTCCGGAAGTTGTTAAAATTTTAATTGAAAATGGAGCTAATATACACGCCAAGAATGATTATGCTTTAAGATGGGCATCAGAGAATGGCCATTTGGATGTTATCAAAATTTTGGTTGAAAATGGTGCCGATATTCATGCTGAAGATAATTATTCTTTAAGATGGGCATCAGATAATGGTTATTTGGATATTGTTCAATTTTTAATTTCGAAGGGAGCCGATGTACATGGTAAAAATGATTATGCTGTAAGACTTGCATCAAAATATGGCTATTTAGATATTGTAAAAGTTTTAATTGAAAATGGTGCCAATGTACATGCTTTGGATGATTATGCGATAAGATGGGCATCGAGAAATAGACATTTTAATATTACAGAATTTTTGGTACAACATAGTATCAATAATAAAAAAATTGATTAATTATTTATTTGATTTGATTGAATAAAATAAATAATTTCTCAAGATGAATTCTAATTCTAATAAATTATATTTCAAAATAACAAATGCAAAAGAAAAGCATTATGGATTCCAGTATTATGATGGTTTGAATATATTAAAAGAAGAATTCAATGATGATCCGGATGCTTCATGTGTTCCTGGTGGTTTTTATTTCACTGACATTAACCATATTTTGGAATTTTTAGATTTTGGTATTTATTTAAGGGAAGTTACATTGCCAATAGATGATCCTGATTTTAAAATGATTCAAGATAAAAATAATAAATGGCGAGCTAATAAAATAATATTAGGACAGAGATATAATTTATCCGATGTTTCTACATTTGAATATCTAATCAATCAAGGAGCTAATATCCATACATATGATGATAATGCGATAAAATGGGCATCACGAGTTGGGTATTTAGAAATAGTTCAATTTTTAATTTCCAATGGTGCTGATATTCATGCCGGAAACAATAATGCTGTAAGATTTGCATCAAAAAATGGGCATTATGATGTTGTAAATTTTTTAATTTCGAACAGAGCTAATATTCATGCCGGTAATGATTCAGCCTTAAGGTACGCATCGGAAAATGCGCACACAGACGTTGCGGAAATTTTGATTGAATATGGTGCTGATATTCATAATGATGATGATTATCCGCTAAAATATGCATCAGAAAAAGGACATCTGGAAACTGCTCGAATGCTAATTTATAAAGGAGCAAATATTCATGCTGAAAATGATTATGCTATAAAATATGCATCATTGAAAGGTCATTTGGTAATTGTAAAACTTTTGATTGATAATGGAGCTGATATTCATGCCGATAATGATTTTGCTTTAAAAAGAGCGTCTGAAAATGGACACATAGATATCGTAAAACTTTTGATTGACAATGGTGCTAATATTTATATCGATGATAATCATGCACTAAGATGGGCTTCAAATAATGGACATTTGGATATTGTGGAACTTTTAATTAGTCATGGCGCAAATATTCATGCCAAAAATGATTGCGCAATAGAATGGGCATCAGCTAAAGGACATTTGGCTGTGGTTAAATTTTTAATTGAACACGGTGCCGATATTCATGCCGATAATAATTATTCTCTAAGATATGCATTTCGTTTTGGATACACAGATATTATAAAAATTTTGATTGAATATGGTGCTAATAAATATTAATTAAAAAATTAAATAATTATTCTCATGATGAATTTTGATAAATTGTATTTCAAAATAACAACCAAAGAAGAAAATCATCATGGGTTTCAATATTATGATGGCCTAAATGTATTAAAAGAGAAATTTAATACGTCAAAAAGCTGATATTATTCACAGTGATAATTATGCAATAGTATGGGCTGCACAAAATGGATGTTTGGAAGTTGTTCAATTTTTAATTGGGCATAATATTAATAGTTATACTAATAATAAATGCGCATTTAGAATTGCTTGCTCTAATGGACATTTAGAAATAGTCAAATTTTTAATTGAAGATGGTGCTGATATTCATGCCAATAATGATTCTGCACTAAAATATGCATCAAAAAAAGGACATTTAGAAATTGTTGAGTTAATTGGTTCGACTATTCAATTTTATTGAAAAAATTGATAAATTATTAGATTGATTTGTTAGAGTTAAACGAATAATTAATCAATAATTATTCTAAAAATGAATTCCAATAAATTATATTTCAAAATAACAAACAAAAAAGAAAACCATCACGGATTCCAGTATTTTGATGGTTTGAATGTCTTAAAAGAAGAATTTAACGATAATCCAAGAGATTCTTGTGTTCCTGGTGGTTTTTATTTTACCGATATTGACCATATTTTTGAATTTTTAAGTTATGGTATTTATTTGAGAGAAGTAACATTGCCAATCGATGATCCTGATTTTAAAATAGTCAAAGATGAAAATAAATGGAGAGCAAATAAAATAATTTTAGGAAAGAAATATGATTTGGCTGATGTTTCCACATTTGAATATTTAATAAACCAAGGTGCTGGTGCTTATTTACATAATCATTATGTGATGAAATGGATATCAAAACATGAACATTTGAAAATTATCCAATTTTTAATTTCTATGGGAATAGATATTCATTCTGATAATGATTATGCACTAAGATATGCATCCGAAAATGGACATTTGTGCATAGTAAAATTTTTAGTTGAAAATGGAGCTAATATTCATGCCGATTATGATTTTGCATTAAGATGGGCGTCCGAAAATGGACATTTAGAAGTTGTTCAATTTTTACTTGAACACAATGCTGATATTCATGTTTTTGATGATTATCCTCTAAGATGGGCATCCGAAAATGGACATCTAAAAATTGTTGAATTTTTAATTTCCAAAGGAGCTAATATTCATGGTAAAAATAATTATGCATTAAGATTGGCGTCAAGATATGGTTATTTAGATGTTGTAAAACTTTTGATTAGCCACGGTGCCGATATTCATGCCGGAAATGATTATGCTACGAAATGGGCATTAACAAATAAAAATTTTGATGTTGTAGAATTTTTAACGCAATACAACACTAATAATAAAAAAATTGATTGATTAATTAATTATTTATTTTATTTGATTAAATAAATAATTAATTAATCAATCAATTAATTAATTATTTATTTAATCAAATAAAATAAATAATTAATTAATTGATTGATTAATTAATTATTTATTTTATTTGATTAACAAGATGTCATTATCATTGGTGTTTCAGTTTAGCGCTAAACTGAAACACCAATGATATATTTTTTAATATTAAATACGATTCAAAAAAAATATCCCTAAATCATATTTTTTTTTTGGT